GCCACTAGCCCTACCACCAAACGTTTTAAGCGGTGCGCCAGCTGCACGTACTTTAGATACGTCCCACGTTGGGATCTCACCACTATATAGGAGCGCAATCAATTGACGCAAAGACTTAGCCCACCCCTCCTTACTATCCCTGACAACGATGTTAGTCTCGCTCTGGAAGAGTTGAGGCACCTCTGGGAGCTTACTGATGAACTGCCTCTCTACACTAAAGCCCACGCCAGTGCCACAGAGGAGGATAAACATAGCCTCATCGAAGGACTTAAGGTCATCTACGGGTAGGAAGCTACAGTTATACATACAGGTGTTGTCACGTTCTGCTGCTGCACCTGCTGTCATTAAGCTACGCATAGAAGGCATTACTTCTAGGCCCAAGATAGCTTGTTCTAGTTTATACTTTGTCTCAGGGTCAACTAAGTCACGTATGATATTTACTGAGTAGCGTGTTACTGTATCATCCCATGACTCACGTCCTGTGCCTTCATGGTACTTAGCATACCGTGACTTGTGAATAAATGATTGGTAGTCTGTGGGTAGTTGATTACTCATTTTTGTTTAACCTCTATATGTTTTATCTCTGCACCATCTATGTCGTATATCATGTCTTGGATTAGTTGAGTAACTACTTCCTCGTACATCTCTTCTGCTATAGGCAGGATATTATCCCGCTCATCTACATCCAGTGTCATTCTAATATCAAACTTCATGCTGCCTTTTCCAATAGATCTCTAAGGTCAGGCTTCTTGTAGTTTGGCCCCTTCATAACCTTGCCATCTTCACGTAAGATAGGACTTCCTTTGCTGTCTAGCTTAGACATGTTGCTATTATGTACACGGGCAAAAGCTTCCATGAATACATTAGCACTATACTGTTCCAAGCCACTATCTAGCATACGACTAACTGTTCCTTGCTGCTTAATAACTTGTTCACGCTCCTTGTCACGCATAAGCATGCCTACATGATCAGGAGCAGTGAGCGCTAAGCCTGTAGATACATATAACAGATCACAAAGTTCTTTCAAGTGCTCTACCGTACCATACTTCTCAGCCATTAGCTCTTCTAATTCTTCATCAATCAGCTTAACCCACAAGCGAGGGTCAAGAGATCCACTAAAAGCTGTAATAAACTCAGCCACTTGCTCATGTGGTTTCTGAGGTTTCATTGCTTCTATATCGTCTTGACTAATCATTTGTGCTTCTCTTTCATTGCTTCTAACATTTTGTTTAGATACCACTGGGCTTTCTGCATATCCTCTAGTGGGTTCTGCTTGTAACGATACCTGTGTTGATACTTGATGAAGTTACCGTGACAATACGCAATGAATCCTTCTAAGCCTAGAACCTGCTTAATGTAGTCTATGCACTCTATGCCACCACCAAGATTGTAATGCGCTGGCCTGTTTACGGGGTCATAGCTATTGTTTTCTTCTAAGTCATCCATACTAGCAGTCTCCTTTTGTCTTAGTCCACTTGTTTATTGTGTAGACGTTATCAACTTTAGTTACACTCTCTTTGTTATCCTGTACCCCACCAACTATTACCCCACCAACTATGTCAAGGCCCATAAGCTCATTTCTTCTCATCTCTACAAGGTCATACACTTCAGGGTAGTCATCTGATACAGAAAGAAAGGCTGTCATCATAGTTAATACTTCTACCATGTGTGACATAACATCTAAAGGTACATCACCATCTGAGTTCATAACCATGTTAGTTTTTATCTCACCATCCCAGCCATCTGCTGCGTCCCAATCAACAGCTTGGATAATTAAGGCAACCTCACCTGGAGCTATTATTAGTGCATCGTTGCCTGTCTTAGGTCTATCGCCCATTAACTTCTCCTCTTTTCTTTAAGGGGTATTCTATCTGCTAGTATAGGCTTACCTCTTTCTTTAAGCCACTCTTTAGGAATAACTCTATGAGACCATAGTATGTTATTTTTGTCACACCACTCAAAGTATCTAGACTTAGCACCCTTGTAAAGCTTAGCCTTAGCATTGCTAAACACAAATCTTATGTCTAGCTCTGGGTGTTGCTTCTGTATCTCTAGGTGTTTTCGTCTGTCATCACTATCAAAGATACCCTTCGATTCTATTATGATGCCATTGTCTAGCAAAAAGTCTGGGGTATAGGTTCTATATCTTAAGTCTTCCCACTCAATCTTTAGAGACTCGTACCTAACTTTCTTCTGGTTATCTTTGAGTACCGCAGCAATATCTTTCTCTAAACCGCTGCGGTATCTCCCTTTATTGTGGAACTTCAATGTGTACGTAGTCTACCATTGGTGGTTCCTTAGCCTTAGACATTACAGCGGGAAGAGTCTGTAACTGAGGCCAACAACGTTGTTTGTAATCACAGAAACCACAGGCCCTACTAAGCTTTATGTTGCCTGTAGGTTTCTTATAGAAGGTCTCAGGCTCTGCCTCAAAGCAACGCTTGAAAGGTTTGTCTTCATCAATGTAAGCTACTGTAGCCTTCATCTCATCTAAGACTTTCTCTTTGTCTACGTTAGCTGCAGAGACATACTTGAAGTCACCTGTACCTTTATTGATTGCCCACCAGCCCCCTACAGGAGCGCCTTCTGCTTCTGCATAGCCTACAAGCTGTGGGATGTAACCAAACCCATCACCAGAGTTGAGTGCTTCAAAACTGGCAAACTTGTTAGTGTAGGACCAAGGAGAGGTAGACTTAACATCATCTACCTTACCGTCTAGCTTCATGTCGTACTCGCCATTGATCTTACGCCCATCTAAGTCAAGCGTAACCTTTGCATTATCCTCAAAGTCAACGTCAGCACCACGTAGTAAGCCTTTGAACACAGCCTCTACAATGTCACCAATCATCATCATCATTAAGAAACGTGGCGGGAATGCTGTCTTGTACTCAGGCTCATTCTTATCGAACCAAAGCTGACAAGTAGGACGCCCAATGTTGGACATCCTTAACCTAAATTCATCCCGTGGACCTCCATTGAACTGCTTATTCATTGCATCTCCAACATCAGACATAACCTTATCAATTATGCTTTGATCCATTCCTTTTTTACCAGCAAGAACAGAGTTCATGTAGCTGTGAAGGGATAGCTCTGCAGGATGCTCCATTACTCAAACTCCTCTACGTCAACAATAGAAGCAATGATCTCCTTTTCATAATCATCTACGTCCTGACGATTGTTCTCATCCCACTTAGCTAGGATGCCAGAGTTAGTGACTTCAACAAACTCCAAGAAGTCCTTGAGGATTTCATTGTCACCCTCTTGTACATCTATGAGATCAGGTGCGCTGAACGTGTAGGACGCATACTGGTTGCCATTAGGTAAGTCATGTATACCTGCGCCTAGAGTTACGTTGTACTGGATGGGCAGCTTGTTCTTACGTGCTATAGTAGAGATGTAGCCATTCAATGCTTTGACACTAAGCTTATTCTTAACGTCTGTAACGAATGGCATATTAACGTAGTCACCTGTGATACTCTTACCATCTGCATCTGTAGCATCATCAAGAGTGATAAGACCAAAGACAACCATAGTACGGCTGATAGAACGGATAAGGTTCTTTGTAGCCTCCGATGTTGCATCCCAATCTTTGATGTAACCTGGACGCCCTAAGTTAAAGCCGCCCTTAGTATCCTTGAAGTCACCCTTAAGATCAGTAGCCATTACTGTCTTGTTCATGGCGTTCAACTCACTGTCAAACTGTGTCCACTGCTGGCGGATAGCGAAGATACGGATCTTAGGGTTCTCTGAATAGATAACTGTGTCCTCATCCAAGGTCAGCTTGTAAGCACCTACAGGCATTACCTCTGTCTTGATTTTCTTACCAGCTACTTCCATCAGCCCCATAGCTGCTTGGTGTACCTGTGTCAGCCGTGCTAGGGTTGACTTAGAAGATGAGCTACCTGTATTAGCTACGCCCATCATTTCTGCTAGGGATTGACCTGATTCATTTGCTACTGTTAGTTGTGTACTCATAGTTTTTCTACCTTTTTATCTATGCTAGGAAAGTTAGTTATACATTAAACGTCAACTGTGTCAAGCCAGTTAATGCCTATCTTTGCTTCTAATAGTAGAGGGACATTCATAGTCACACCGTATGCCTTCTCTACTAGATCGTTTAAGTCTTCATTCAAGTCATTAATTATCTGTATTACTTGAACTTCTTCGTCTGGGTGTATGTCAATTACTGTTGAGTCATGCACTGTATTTACTAGGCAAGAATGCAACGGTTTTAATCTATCTTCTAATTCATTTAGGACTACAGGAACTACGTCACCTGTTGCAAAGCCTTGCACTGGATAGTTCTTAATCATAGTGAAGAATGTAGGTGTACCGTTAGCTCTCCTAGTAATGCCAGGAAAAGCGTACTGCCTACCTGACACGTTAGTAATCTTCTCTAGACGTATAGCCTCGTTGCCTAGATTCTTGTGCCACTTAGCTATGCCCTTGTATTTGTTGATAAACTCTTCATAGTAAGCAGCTTCTGCTTTGCTTCTGCCATATCCACTGGCCCCGAACAGGGGAGCGAAAGTGTGCTCCTTCCCTTCTTGACGGGTAGTAGGCTGACCAGCATCAGAGATAACCTTGGCAGTGTAGCTGTGTACATCAAAGCCTGTAGCAATCTCTTCCATAGCTGTCTCATCCTGTGCTAGGAAAGCTGCTGTTCTAAACTCAAGCTGAGCAAAGTCTGCCTCACAAATCAGACCGCCATCCCAACGAGATATAAACACACGCTTTACTGGAAATGTCCCTCCTCTTGGCATGTTTTGCATGTTAGGGTTTCTACCACTAAACCTACCTGTAGCTGTGATGTGTTGGGTAAGAGTGACATGGAGATAGGAGTCACCTCTGGTATAGTCTGAGATACCTTCCACAAAGGAACTAAGGTAGGAACTAACAGCAGATAACCTACGTAGATCACCAAGGAAACTGACAGCGTAATCCAAGCCCCTCGTTTTAGCATTCGATATGAGAACATCTAATCTATCCTTTCCTGTTCCAAAACCATTTGCACTAACCCAAGCCTTGTTAGGTGGGAAGAACCCCAGCCCTGCAAGCTTGTCTAGCTTCTTTAGTTGGTAACCTCTAGCACTGCAATCTTTACAGTTGTTAGGCTTAGAGTAAGGCGAACCATCTTTCTTCTGCTTGAACGTCTTGCCCTTACCCTTGCAAATAGGGCAGGTAAAAGCTTTGGTCTTGTATGTACGCTCTGTATTTTTAGTTACTACTTCTTTGAACTCAGCCTTATTGTTTACATAATCAAACAGGTCAACCCAAGTTTTCTTCTCATTGAGAGTGCAACTGTATACTACAGATGACATCTGCTCTGGTGAGTTGAGGTTTACGGGTGTATCCCCCATAAGCATACGTACTTGTTTCGTAAGCCTCTCTTCTATAGCTATCTTCTCTTCTTCAAACTCTTTACGTACTAATTCTAAGGCGGGTTTATCCACCCTGACTCCCGACATGTACATTCTTGTAAGGGTTTTACAGGTTCTGAAGGTAACGTTTTTGACTCGTAGTAGGGAGTCGGACTCAGGCTTGGCGTAGTCGGCTTCGATTGCAAAGAACAACTCGCGAGTAACGTCAAGGTCACGCCGCAAATAAAAGCTAAGCTCATCAAGAGGTATTTCATTTGTGTTATACCCTTTCTTAAAGTACTCCTTTAAAGTATCATCTTTCTGGAAGTTTAGTTCACGGCGCTGGGCGCAACCGTCCATGCTCAGTACGTCTTTTTTTCCTCTCAGTAAAATATACTCAGCTAACATAGTGTCATATATGTCACCATCATACGTAAAGCCACACTCCCACAACCACATGAGGTCATGCTGTGCGTTGTGCATAATTAGTAGCGTAGTCTGATCTAGGATCAGCTGTATCTGCTTAGCTTGTAGTCCAGAGTTATCTTTCTTTTCTACATGGTCTAACGTAAAGATGTTTGTCTCATTAACGTTGTCTATATTCTGTGTACCTACTTGAGTAAGTGTATTGCTTGGCTCAAAGGGGTCCATGTGTAGCCTACCGTTACGTCTGGTAGTTGTGTTCTCAACGTCTAATACTAGTCTCATCCATCCATCCTCTTACGCCGTGTACTGACTACGATCTCCGTCTAGTTCGCAGTGTACGACACCATGCCACCCACCCTTAAGCTTATTCTTAGCAATGTTCAAGTGCCTTTGTTCATCTTGCTCATCTGCACCCTCAACTAACTTGTTACGAGAGATCAGGATCATCAAGTCAGCTTCACTAGCCTTGCCTGTCTTACTGCCTTCCATCATGCTCTGGTCAACGTAGACCTTACCTTCTGCATCTGCTGATAGCTGAGACATCCAGATGATAGCGCAGTTGTGCTGCTTGGCAATGTTACGTGCATGAATGGCTGCATCCTTGAGGTATACGTGTGAGTCAGAGCCACCCTTAGAGGCAAACTTGTCACCCATGTCCAATACCACAACATCAGGAGAATAAGCCTTAACGATAGCCTCTACCC